GAGGGCCAGGGCCGCCGCCGGCCGCTCGCTCCGCGGCAGGCTCGGCTCGGTCGTCCGCTCCCCGCCCTCGGCCAGGGCCAGGGCGAGCTTCTCCTGCTTCTCGATCATCGAGATGTTGCGCTCGAGCGCGTCGATCTCGGCGTGCATCCGGGTCCAGGTCTCCTCCTCGTCGGGCGGGAGGAGCTCCTGGCCGTTGTTGTGCGCCTTGGTGAGGATGCCGTTCGCGGCCTCGGCGAGGCGCACGCGCTTGTCGCGGAGGTCTTTGGCCGTGGTCGTCATCGCGGGACCCCTGTGCGCGTGCCCGAGGCGGGGGCCGGCGAAATGACAAACGGGCCCCGAGGCCTCGACACACCGTCGGGCGGTGGTGTCAGGCTCGGCGCCCGCTTAATAGGGGTCGCCGCAGAGAAACTAGGGCGACGCTACACCCGGCCGCGCCCCTGTGTCAACGCCCACGCCTGCCGCTCGGCCACCGTCCGGCCCCGGGGATAGTGTCCCGCCCGGGAGCGGACCGCCTCGAGCGACCGCATCGCCACTTCCGTCTCCGGGTAGGCCGGGAACGTCACGACGCTGACCTCCCGGACGAGCATGTCGGTCACCGTGCGGAGGGGCGGCGTCGCCGAGAGGTCCCACCGATCGCCCTCTGGCATCGTCCGAAAGGCAAAACTCATCCCGGTGACGTCGCCCCGCCGGATCGACTCCACGATGTCATGGCCATAACTGGTCTGCGGCGGATCGATCTCCACCCGGAGCCCGTGCGCGTCACTCTCCACGCGGAGGGTCTTCGCCGACAGGCGGCCCAGGGGCTTCTCGGGGTTGTGATCCACTAGGGCCCGGAGGTCGACGCCTTCGGCCAGGGTCCGCGCCATGGCCTCCGGGGCGATCTGCTCCCGGAAGGCTCCCAGAACCTCGCTCAGGCGATTGTAGACGATGGCATAGCCCCGGAGGACGGGGGCCACGCCCCGCGACTCCACGCGCAATTCCCCGGCCTCTACGACGCGAATTTCGACGGGGTCAGGCATCGGCGGTCACCTCCAGGAGCATCTGCCGGAGCTCGGCTTCCCGGTCCCGCTCCCAGGCCCGGCTCAGGGTGGCGAGGCCGCCCTCCATCTGGACGGCCACCACGCACGTCCGCATCGCCGCGTCGGCCCACGCGGCGAGGACCCCGGCCCGAGTCTCGGGATTCGGGAGCCAGGGCGTCAGCTCGGCAGCGCCCTCCACGACAAACCGGCGGTAGAACTTCTCGAGCCGCATCACCGCCGCCGTCGGGTCGGCGATCCGCTTCCGGAGCTGGGCGCACTCCTTGCGGACGAGCCGGCCGGCCACGACGCTCACCCCGGTGGCCCGGGACTCGGCCCGGAATTCCCGGACCAGGGTCTCGAGCACGGTCCGGACGGACTCGGCCTCGGGGACCGGCGCGGGCGCCGCGAGGAGGGCCGGCGGCACGGGCTCCGGCGCCGGGGGGAGCGCCCGCCCGGGGGCGGCCTCCGGCGTCGCGTCCGGGGTCGGCTCCGTCCCTGACGTCGGGGTCAACGTATCCGTCTGGCTGGCCTTCTCGATTCGCGCGTCGATCAGGTCGTCCAGGCGATCGAGCGGGACCATCGCGCCCTGGACGAGATAGGTATCGCCGCCTTCGATCGGGTCCAGGTTCTCAAAGCTCCGGATGTCGTTGGGCGACAAGTACCCGTTCGTGATCCCCTGGCTGTACGCACTGTATCGACTCTGGATATTCCCGCGGAGCAGGCCGTCGACCAGATGCTCCGTGAACTGCTGGGTCTTCTCGAGCGGCGCAATCAACTTGCGGTTGCACTCCTGCTCCCACCGGACCAGCCACCGTCGCAGGGTCGAGATGACATAGTCGATGTTGGACTCCTCGATGTTCGAGAACGTGGCCCGCTCGAGGTCGCCCAGTTTGTGGGGCGGGATGCCGAAGATCCGCGCCACTTCGGTGATGCTGAACTTCCGAATGTCCATAAATTCCGCGTCGCGCAATGGCATACTGCCGGGCTTGTAGACCATCCCCTCTTCGAGAATCCGGTAGGTCCCCGGCAAGTCTGACGCCAGACTCTCTTTGAGATTCTTGTGGGCGGTCGCCCCGAGGGTGCGCGGGTGTTCGAAGAACCCGGAATACTTCGCGCCCCGGCTCATCACCTGGCCGCCGAGCCGCTCGGCCGCGATCCCCACCCCGAGCGACTCCCGCATCATGGCGATGACGGAATACCCGACGAGGCCGTTGAAGCCCAGACCGACGATGTGGAGCATCCGCTCAGCGGGCACGATCGCCTCGCGGCCATCGCCGGTCTGGACCCGGTAAATGATTCGCCCATTCTGCCGATCCGGCCAGACCCGATTCGGCTCGATCGGATACAGCGCCACCACCTGGCCGAAATCGTTCCGGACAATCTCGGCATAGCCATTCCCCCAGAGGAGGACATGGGCGGTGAGCGTCTCGCGGCCGGTCATCGCGCTCATTTCGGGATTGAACTCGTCGTGGAGCACCCGGTAGAGCTTGGACGTGGTGTAGCGTTCCTTGCCCCCGTCGCCGCGGCGTTGGTAGTGGAAGAACGGCAGCGAGGCCACATCCCCCGCGATCACCTGCACGGCCGCCCAGACGGCGGGATAGTGCAGCGCCGAGGCCTCGGTGACGGTGACGCCCGTGTCCGTGGTCGTGCCGTTCCACAACATGGCGGCCAGGGACGGATCGCGGAGCAACTTCGGCTGGAGCTGGAGCGGCGTGAGGAACGTGGCGCGGAGGGACTCACTGAGTCGCGCGAGCACGCTCGGCATTCAGGCCCTCCCGTTCATGGGCACATCGCGGAGTAGCCTACCACGGGACGGGGGGCGGGCGCGTCGGAGGCACTAGACCTCCAGCAGCCCCCGCCCCTCGTAGACCGAGATGCCGGACGGTGTGATCAAGGCGATCGCGAGACCGGTCAGGATCGCCGAGACCCCGTCGATCCGTTCCGCCGAGCGGTCCTTGTCCGGCTTGAGGTTCCCCTCCCCGTCCACGTGGGCCACGACATTCGTGACGGTCCAGCGCAAGACTGGATTCCGGTCATGCCGGAGCTTCTGGTCGAAGATCAGGGCCTCGAAGGTCTTGCTCGCGGTCGTGAGATTCCGGATGGTTTGCGGTACCTCGATGACCGGAATCCCGTCCTGCATCAGTTGGCTCGTGAAATCCTGGGCATTCCAGGGGTCCACCGCGACGGCCTCGACCTGGAACTGGGACATCAGGGCCGCAATCCGCGCCCGCAGAAACCCGTAGTCCACGATGTTGCCCGGCGTCGCGGTCAGGTGGCCCTGCTCCACCCAGAACGCATAATCCACCCGATCATTGACGCTCCGGGTCTCGATACTGACCTGGGGACACCAGAAGTCCACCGTGACGTCATAGCCCCCGAGGGCATTCGGGCGCAGACACGCCAGCGCGGTCAGATCGCGCTTCGCCGAGAGATCGACCCCGAGAAACGCGCGGGCGCGCTCGACCGGCGCCGGCAGAGCCGGGCACGCATCCCAGGCGTCCGGGGGAATCCACCGGTCCTCGGCCGCCACCCGCTGGTTTAAGTAGTACCGCCGAAAGCTCGCCAGCCGGGCGGGCATCTGCTTCGCCTTGTTCGCCGCCGCCCGCATCTCCTCGAGCGACCGGAAATCCCCCAGCGCCGGGTTCGCCAGGGCCCATTGGGTCTCGTCAAAGGGGTCCGCCTCCATCGGCACCTCGAAGTGATACGCGGAGAACGTCGGGTCCGTGACCTCCCCGAGACGCAGGCGCTTCCCGTAGTCAATCAGCTCCGAGAGCAGCGCCATATCATCCGCGGCCTGCGTCGAGATCACCATTTGCAGCGGCTCCGCGCGGGCACCCGTGGCGGTGTCGAGGGCCGTATACAGGTCCACACCGCGGCCCGTCCCCCACTGCGCCAGTTCGTCAATGATCGCGACCGACGGAGACAGCCCATGCGCCTTCTTCGCGTCACTCGAGACCACGAAGAGCTCGGTCCCACTCACCAGGTCCTCGATGTGTTTGGCAAAGGCTTTGATGCTGGTGCGGCCGAGCAAGGCCTTGTTGGCGTGCAGAAAGGCCACGACCTCGTTGTAGATCAATCCGGCCTGATCCCGGTCGCTCGCCGCCACCACGACCTGGCCGCGGGCCTCCACTTCGGGCCCGACCAGATGCGCCATCGCGAGCGCGGCGCAGAGACTGCTCTTCCCGTTTTTCCGCCCCATCGATAGCACGCCCGTCCGCACGAGGCGCCGGCCGTCGGCCTCGGTGTGATACCAGGCGCGGATGATCTCCTGCTGCCAGGGTCGCAGGCGGAAGGGCTGGCCGGCGTGCATTCCCGCGGTGACGGTCAAGCTCTCAATGAATGCGATCACCCGATCGGCCCGGGACGCGAGCTGCGTCCACTTCGGCGGGCGGCCACGTGGCCGCCCCCCCGGCTGGACCGTCGGAACGCGCGCGCCAATGCCTCTTAGGCCCATCTCACCGTCGCTTGGCCCATTTTCACCGGTGGGAGACCGAGTTAGACGTCATGTAACTCACGAAAAAGG